GCTTTTTTATTTATAAATAAAGAAATTCTTAATAAAATAGATACTATATTATATCTAGATAAAGAACTGGCCTTTTATTCTGATATAGTTCCTCCTATAGCTCTTAAAGATTATAAAAGAAAATGCCTAATAGATGAAATTAAAACAACTAACGATATAGAAGGAGTTCATAGTACTAGAAAAGAGATTAAGGATATCTTAAATGATAAAAATACTAAAAAAGATAAAAGACTTTATGGTATTGTAAAAAAGTATGAGATGCTTATGGAAGATGATGAAATCCCTTTAAAAACATGTATAGATATAAGAAATATATATGATGAGATTACATTACTTGATATTATTAAAGAAAATAAAGATTATGCTCCTGATGGTGAAATATTCAGAGATAATATAGTTTATGTAACTAATGATAGAGATGAAATTATTCATAGAGGAATTACTCCAGAATCTGAAATAATAAATGTTATGTCAAATTGCTTAAATGATTTAAATAATGATGATATTAATTTTCTAATACGCATTGCAGTCTTTCATTATGCATTTGGATATATTCATCCTTTTTATGATGGTAACGGAAGAACTAGTAGATTTATAAGTAGTTATTTATTATCTCAAAGACTAGAGGATTTAGTTTCATTTAGATTATCTTATACAATAAAGCAAAATATTAAAAAATATCAAAAAAGCTTTTCTATTGTTAATGACGAAAAAAATAAAGGAGATTTAACAAGTTTTGTTATATCTTTCTTCGACTTACTTATCGAATCTTTAAAAGATTTAAAATCATCATTAATTGATAGAATAGAAAAATTAGATTTTTTCCGTAATATTATATCTAAAATAATAAATGATGATATTAAACTTTCTCAAATAATGTTTATACTTATTCAAAATGCTCTCTTTGGTGAAGGTGGTATAGATATAGAAACTTTATCATTTGCTGGTGAAATAAGTACTAGTAAAACTAGATCAATTATAAAATATTTAGAAAGTGAAAATTTAATATTAAAAAATAAAGTTGGAAAAAAATTTGAGTATAAAATAAATTTAACTAATCTATTAAAAGTATATGAAGAATTAGAAGTGGAAACATAAAAAGACTATGTTCAATACATAGTCTTTTTATATTTATCAACGATTTAATATATATTTTTCTTATTATTTATAACTCTGCTTTTGAACTACTTTTATGGTATAATGTTTTTTAGAGAAATTATAATCTAAGAGTGGGGTTTCATATATAGCCTTTGGTCCTGCGATAAGTAGGAAGGAGGTGTAAACTATATGGAACAAAAGAAGAAGATAATCATAACTGTTATAGTTATTCCATTTATTATTGGTTTGGCTGTAAACTTTGTTTATGATAAAATAAAAAACCACTCTTACGGCAATAAGGGTGGCTTTCAAGTCAAATTCAACATAAAAGTTAAATTTGACTAATATTATATTGTATATATAGAAATCACACTCTATTCCACTAGATTATAATTTCTCTTTTTTATTTCTATGTTTTTATTATACTACAAAATGCAGAAAAATACACAGTATATATTTTAATGTATTTTTTTCATATTATTATAATATATTTATACTATTCTTGAGTTTCCGATTTAACAATTATTATTTTGCCATCTTCACAAACTACATCAATGAACTTATTTTCTTCATCAATTCCTAATTCTCTAACCATTGTTATTGGAAGAGTTAGCTTTGCACTAACTCCACCATTACCACCTTTATTAAAATTTACTTTTAATCTTTTTTTACTCATTTTTAATCTCCTATAAAAATATTTGTAGAACTATATTTACTATTGCTAATGCAATTGATATTTTCACTAATTTATTTGTATCGTTCATAGTACATTGTGGTATAATGAAAGAAAACTTATCTAGTATAGTATTTACTATGCTAAGTATCTCTATCAAAAGAAGAATTCGAGCCGTCGCAAGTTCTGTGTTCTTCTTTTTTTTCTTTTGTTTTCTTCTATTTGCCACTTTCTTCACCCTTCGTTTTTTAGTTTTCGGCATAGCTCTAATTATTTTATTTCGTTCATAAATTAATAAATGAACAAAATATACATTTATTAATGTTTTTTGTTCATTTATTAATTTATGAAATTTTGTTTTATTTATATAATAAAAACAAAGAAATGATTGAAGTATATAAAAACTTATATGGATATGATATAATAAATATAGGAATTTCAATTTATAGAGTGGTGTTTCCGTACTAAATATAAAGCCTACTTCTTAACGGAAGGAGGTGAGAAGTATGGAACAAATGATAAATATTGTCATAGGTGCTATTTGCACAATATGTCTTGGTCTATTGACTAACTACATATCCGACAAATTAAAAAGCCACTCTAGTTCTAGGAAAACTAAGAGTGGCGTGGAACTTGAAATAAAAATCAAGTTCAAAATTACCAAAAATTAAAGTTTTGGAAACATCACTCTAGTGCAAATAGATTGAAGTTCCTTTTATATTTATATTATACTACAAAATATATAAAAATAAACAGTATATATTTAGTTATATTTTAATATATTTTTTTCTTATTATTTATAACTCTGCTTATAGTTGCTTTGCTCCAGCCTGTTTCATTCGATATGTAACTATAACTCTTACCTTCATTTTTTAATTTTCTTATTTTATTTATGTCTTTATCTGAAATTTGTTTCTGTTTCCCTTGAAACTTTATGCTATTTTTTAAATTCTTATTTTCTATACTTAAAGAGTCGATGATCCTATTCTTTTCTTCTAACTGTTTCTCATAATATGAAACCATTTGATTATATTCTTTAATGTATTTTCCAGTCCAATTATAATCATTTTTCTTTAGTTTCTTTAGCAATGAAACACCACCTTTTATATTTTCAATTCTATAAGAAACTATTTCTATACAAGAAACATCTAATCCTTTTGGTTAAGTTGTTTTTCTCTACTCGGATTTTTAGGTTTTCAAAAAAACATATATATGATATATTAAAAGGGACATTTTTTACAATTAATTTTTACAATAAAAAGGCATATGATTAACCTCATATGCCTTTTTATTATCTAGTAAATTATTTCAAAGTTCCTACAATATATAATTGCATCTTCAGATATACATAATACTTTACAATTATTCTTGCATTTTCTACAAGTATTAGATACAAAAAGATTATCTAATACTTCCTCAAAATATAATTGCTCCATCATAAAAACTCCTTAATAAAATATATCATTTATATATTCAAGTAAATTTATAGATGCTTTACTCATTATATGTAATCCAAACATAACTATCATAATACCGATTAATAACATCACTATTGATAATAAAATCACTATCATAGTTCCTAATTTACCCTCTCTTTTTTCTAATCTTGCCATTGTATTTATGTATTTTAATATCATTGTATTTTCCTCCTTGAATTTTGCATCCAAGTGGTATATACTATTACTTGCGAGGGTAAAGGCATATTCCACTTTGGATGTGTCTTTTTTATTGTAATTATATTGTCTTAAGTCAGTAGAGTAGAGTGATACCTACTGACTTTTTACTTTTATTTTTATTATTCGGGCATATCATCTTCCAGTTCATCTAACTTCTTAGTCAATGGATCTATTTGTTTTTCAACAAACTTTTTATTATCATCAACGGTAATTTCAGATTTGCCTGATTGTCCTTTTAATCCTCTATATTCAGCTACTAAATATTCAATAGCTGTGTTACGGCTTGATATGCCTTGACTTTTTTGTATATTCTCTATTTCATCCCATACAAAATCTTCCACATGTATTGTACTTGATTTTTTAGCCAAATTTTATACCTCCTAGAATTTTATCTTTGCAACTTCAAATAATCCTTTAGCAGTAGCTAATTGTGCATCTTCAACTCTTTTGAACTCTTCATCGAACTCTAAATTTATAGATGTTCCTCCTGCAACATATATATCCATTTCTGATTTATTTATCCAAATATCTTCTATTCTTTGAGCTAAATTTTCAGAACCTAATAAATAAGCCTTTGCCTTTAAATCATCGTAGTCATTAGATGTATCTATTTCATTAACATCCTTCATTATATCGTTATTTCTTAATGAATCTTGCACAGTAGTTAATAATGTTCTGTTACCAAATTCAATTGTATTTGACATCTTATCATTAAATGTAAACCCTTTGTCAAAATAAGATAATTCTGTAGTTCTAAATCCAACTGAAACTAATCCAACAGGTTTATCCTCATTTATTTTACCACCTATAGCATGTATTAAAGCTGCATCACCTTCTCTAAGTATAGAAATATTATTTATATAAACTTCCTTAGTTGATCCACTTATTTTATTTTTAACCTTTATAGTTTTACCTTTATATGTTTCTATAACTTCTTTTAAAACTGATTTTCTATAGTTTTTATAAGGTACTCCTAACATAACATCAACTTTATCTTTTACAGCTATCTCACTAAGTGCTGCTGCAAATAATACTTCTACAGTATGACTTGTTTTACTATCTCTTGAATTTCTTACTGGTACTTGTGATTCTTTCTCAGCTAATAATCCAATAAAGTAATTTTCATTTTTGTATTCTATGTAGATAGGTTTCTCACTTTCTTTATTCATGTATTCAGATAGATCTATATCTCTACCTTCTCCAATTACTGATTTAAAAACTGCAACATGTTCAATGTTATTTTCTTCAGAGTATGCCTTAACATAACCTCTCCCAAAGTCTAGTCCAATTTTTTGAATATTTTCCATTTTAATATATACCTCCGTTGATATATTGTTGAGTTCTTGTTAACTCTAAAATAATTGTATAATATTTTAGTTAAGATGTCAACAATACATTAACTATTTCTTTATCCTATCGTTGATATATTGTTGAGTTCTTGTTAATTCTAAAATAATTGTATAATATTTTAGTTAAGATGTCAACAATATATTAACTATTCCTTTATTTCATCGTTGATATATTGTTGAGTTCTTGTTAACTCTGAAATAGTTACATAATATTTTAATTAAGATATTAACAATATATCAACCATTTATACTTTTATCATTAATACATTGTTGAGTTCTTGTTAATCATTTTTTTTAATTATTATAAAAAAAGATATAGAAATTAGTCTATATCTCAAAAAATAAGTTTAAAACTCCATTTATTCTGCTATAATATAAAATATAAAAGGAATTGAAATCTATTTAGCAGTAGAGTGATGTTCCTAAAAATTATTTTTTAGAATTTTTAAGATTAAAATTAAGTTCAAAAAATTTTAACTTAATTTTAATCTCTAAGCCACTCTCTCGCATAGAGTGGCTTTTTAATTTGTCAGATATATAATTAGTCGTTAGACCAAGACATATTGCACCAATAGCACTTATAATACCGACAATTATCTTTTGTTCCATACTTCCTCACCTCCTTCCTGCAAAGAAGTAGGTAAGTTCTTGAATGAAACACCACTCTATAGATTTCAATTCCTCTATTATTATATCATATACATATTGATAGTACTATGTTTTATACTATTAACATAAAAAATAGAGTAGAGTAGTATTATATAGTTTCCTCTACTCATTTTTTGTTTAAGTGCTTTTTCTACCAGGAAATAATATAGGTATTATAAATTATTTTAATTTATCATCTATTATTGAATACTCTTTCATATCCTCAAAATTTAAAAATACAATATCCATTTTATTTTTACTCTTCTGATATCTTATTTGTTTTTTTGTAGGGTGATTAAGGTAAGCCATACCTTTTCTACCATTACTATCTACAGCATACCAAAAACCACCTTTTGACTTTAAATATTCAAGTACTTGAGTGAAATCAAGTTTGCAAATAAATTTCTCATCTTCTCCTATAAACCTATATTTAGACACTCCATAAAAATAATCTTTAAATTCTAAAGCAAACTTAATTTGATTTGTAGTATATTGTTCAAAAAGTTTTTCTATTTTTTTTATAGTATTTATAGAAAAATACTCTTTATAAGCTATAGTTATTATCTTTTTTGCTAATTCTAATCTTTCTCCTGAAAAATATTCTCTATCAGACTTCCTAGCTACATCTATACAGCTGTAACCATTATTTTTATACATATAAAATTCCCAAAAATCTTTTTGTGACAATTCAATCACATCTATTAATTTTCCTTCATTATCATACTCTTCTATCTTTAATTTTCTATTTTTAGTGAAATAGTTATCTTCAAATTTTTCGTGCCTAATTGATCTTATCATAATATCCCCTTTATATTATTTGTTTAAACTTTCTACAAATTCTTTTCTCGTTAAATCTGTTACTAATGCTTTAACTGTTTTATCTAATATCTTAGATCTACAATAAGCAGCGATACCCATAACTAACTCATATTTATCTGCACTTATTTTTTTTACTACTACATGATTATTTTTAGTTTCATCATGCAATCTCCTTAGGTCTAAATTAACATTACCTTTTTTAAAAACTTCATTCGATAATTCTATTTTACTTGTATCTAAATCTATAAAATTATCTAAGTTTTCATACCATTTAATTTTTTTGGGGCTTTCAGGTTGCGATAATATTATTTCTCTTTTTAATATTGCTACTTGCAATTCTTTTAAATAGATTTCTTGATTTTTTAGTTTTGTTTTTTCTTTCAGTAAGGTTGTTTCTTTTAAAACTTCTATAAGTTCTTTTATCTCTTCATCAATACAAAACTTTTGGTATTTCTCTTCTAATGCTTTTAAATCTGCTTTTTTAAACTCTTTTATAAGATTATTTCTAACTTTATCAGTTCTAACAACATCTTTCTTTTTATTATTAATAATTTTAGTTACTTTAATATTTACATATGGTATTTCTTTTTTATTTTTTAATATTGCATAATCTCCTTCAATAAAAAGTACTTTATCTTTAAAATTATTTTTTTGTATAAAACTTGTATATTTTTTATTGAAATCTATTACTATTATCGATGATATTTTATTATCTTCTGTTATATCAGTTTTTAATATTAATCTACTTGTTTCATCTTCTTTTATATTTAATTTACTTTTATCAATTTCTATAAATAAATTTATTTTTGTGTCTAATACGTCTAATTTCATCAACTCTACCTCCTTGTATTATTTTCTAGATATATGCATAGGTATAAACATATTTTTATTAATCGTATTATCTTTTTAAAAGTCTCTTTAAGTTATTATAGATATTTTTATCGAATAATGTTTTAAAACTTCTTACAAGCTAAATACAACGCTTTTATTGATATGTTTTATTTATAGTATATATATTATATTGAATTTATTTTTAAAATTTGATATAATATTAAATAGTTAATTTAATGAATAATATATTAAGCACTTTTAATTGTTTGTGGTGAACTTTTGAAAGTGTTTTTTTATTTGCAAAATATTATTCAACATATTATTACTCCTTAATTAAATATAGACATTATACCCTAGCCTTCTTAACTCTTGAACTATAATTAAGTCCCGAGTTTCACTCCTTGAATTAGCAAATACAGGACTTGTCTCCATCTTAAGTTCAAAAATATTTTTATAATCTTCAATATTTCTCAACTCATCTATATGCATCGATGTATTTTTTAAGTTTTCTTTCGTATTTATATCATTATCCTTACTTTGCAAATTATTATCAATATACACATCTTCATTTTCTATTATTTGTATATTTGGAAGAAGTGAATATCCTTCTAATGCATAGCCTAACTTAGCAAGATCTAATTGAATATTATATAAATTAAGTCTATACTGTGTTTTTTTATCCCATTTATACTTTGGATTTTGTCTTTCATGTATATATCCTTGTTCAATTAATTGTTTGATGTATTTTCTTATAGTTGGTTTACTCATTCCAACCATAAGTTCATCATTTAATTCTTCTGCGGATTTATAAATCCATCCATTAGATTCAGATATATCAACTGATATATCTTCTTTAATAGCTCTCTCTTTTTCTTCTCTTATATATTTATCTGTATCTCTCATTCTTTCTGTCCAGTAAATGAATTGATTTAGTATTAATGCAGCTCTATAATCTCCTGTTAGCTCTACTAATTCTTGCTTTATAACAACTCTTTTTAATTTTGTCATTAATTTTTACCCCCTTTTGCATTATTTTTCATGTCTTCTCTTATCAATCTCATTACATATTCTTGAAATGATAAATTTAAATCTATAAGATATTTCTTTATTTCTTTATTTTCATTTTCTTCAATTCTAATCGTTTGTTTTTTTATAATTTTTTCTGACATATATTAACATCCTCCAATTTAATTTTAGATTACAACACTGACGGCATTTAGTCAAGTGTTTTATTAAATAATTAATTAAATAAAAAGAGAAACATAATCTGTAATTATATTCTCTGAATATAATCTCTGGTATTGCAGTAAAAATTTCTTAACTCGAAATAAATTTTTTTTAACTCGAAATAAAATTTTTTTATATTGATATAAAATTTTTTTATTTCGATGTGAAAATATTTTAATATCGATGTAAAATTTTTTTACATCGATGATTTCAATACTTTTAAGGTTATGTAAAAATAAAAGATAGTATATTTTTTTATAAACTTAGAATCGTAAAAAACAATAATTATTTTACGATTCTAAATACACCAGTTGCTATACCTATGATGTCTACTTGAGAGTTATCGAGTACAATAGGATCCATAAAATCATTTTCAGCTTGAAGTCTAATTTTATCTCCATCTTTAAAAAATCTTTTAACCGTAGGATATTCTTTATACAAAAGAGCAAGAACTATTTCTCCATCAGAAATTGTATTTTTTCTATCAACTATTATGAAGTCTCCGTCTAACATTCCAGCATTGACCATGCTATCTCCCTTAATTTGAAAAATAAAATTATTTCGACCTTTTATTAAATTGGAAGGTAATGGTATATGTTCTTTAATATTATTTTCTGACAACATTGATTGTTCAATAGATACTTGGTCAACTAAAGGTAATCCAATAATATTATCATCTGATGCTCTTTTGCATCCATCTAATACTTCAATAGCTCTAGGTTTAGTAGGATCTTTCCTTATGTATCCTAAATATTCAAGTTTGCTTAGGTGCGAATGTACAGTTGATGGAGATTTCAACCCAACGGCATCACATATCTCTCTGATTGAAGGTGGGTAGCCTTTATCTAACATACATTGTTTAATAAAATATAAAATTTGCTCTTGTTTATAACTTAAGTTTGGATTTGAAAACATTAAAAACACTCTCCTAAAAATATATTTCAAACATTTATTTCGTTTTTTAGAACGAAAATAGAACTATAAAATTTAAAAATCAAATAATATATTGTAAAAATCTGACATATATAATATTATTATAATATAAAAAAAACGAACAGTCAAATTAATGTTCGATAAAATAGAACAATGCCTCTAAAAAAGATTTTAAACTAAAAAAAGAGTATAGCTTAGTAAAAATATCGAAAAAAGTATAAGAAAGGCTTATATGGGGCAAATTTTGGATATTTTTCATATTTAGGAGGAGTTATGAAAGAAGAAATAAAAAAAATGATAGATAAATTAGATATTAATGATATATTACATAAAGAAATTTTAGAAGTTATATATAATTACTTAGAAAAAATAAAAAGAGACTGAATTTATAATACAGTCTCTTTTTATTTTTTTTTGCTTAACAAGTCTATTAAATTAGATACGACTTCTAACTCTTCTTCATTTAGTTCAGATAGCTTACTCACTGCATTATTGAAAAGCTCTGATTCAGATAACTTATGCAAGTTATCTGATATTTTTTTACTTTTATCAGAAGTTTTATACATATTTCCTTTACCAGAAATCATCCATTCCTCATTTATATTAAATGTTGAGCAAAATTTTTCAATATCATCACTTTTGATAATTTTTCTACCAGACTCAATATTAAAAATTTTGTCTCTACTCATGTTAAGTTTACTTCCGAACTCTTCTTGAGTTAATTTTTCATTTAGCCTTATTGACTTTATTCTATTTTTCAAAGTATCACCTCTATAAAAATAATACAAGATTTTACATGCAAAGTCAAATATAAATTCGCAACTAATTACACAAATCTCTAACATATAAAAAGCTAATTGTAAAAATATACGAAAAAAATGTTGATAGTTGTAGAAATGTGTAGTATTATACAAATATAAGTAAGATACTACGAAAAGGAGTTATATAAAATGAATTATGAAAACAAAATAGAAGAAACTGCAAGGATGCTATTAAATTTGGATTTTAAAGATTTTGTAGCAGTTGAGAATGTAATAGATAGAATGATAAATTCTAAAAAAGAAAAACAACATGTAAATAAAAATTAGTATTAAAAAAAGGTGTGTGATTTTAATTAAATCACACACTTACAAAAAGTAAATGAAAGTCAGTTTTTTCAAAAGTCCTAGTGGCTTTTAACGGGCTTGTAATAAGTATTAACTTTAAGACAAAAATAATAGATTAAATATAAAAATAAATGCCTAGTAAAGTAGTTTGTAAGGAGACTAAACGGTGATGTAACATGAGCAAAGTTTTGAGAAAAAAATATATAGAAAGTGATTATGAAAGACTACATACAAGATTAGTAGAAGAAGGCATATGTGAAACTGAATTAGATAGCATAGTTGATGTTAGAAGTGGATGTATATATGATACAAAAACAATCACATCAGGAACTATGAGAGAAGTTGAAGTATTTCCTATGTATCTAAAAAAAGATATGCCTGATGAATGGAGATTAAAAAATACAAGAGAAGCACAGAAAAATCTAAATAATAAAAATGCTATTAAAAACTTTACTAGAAAATTAAATATGAATTTTGTTAAAGGTGATTATTATTTAACTCTAGAGTACTTAAATAAATATCTACCAAAGGATCACAATGAAGCTAGAAAACAAATGCATAAATATATAAGACGCTTAAATTATTTATACATGAAAATTCAACTAGCGAATGGAGCTCCTAAGAAGAAAATAAAAAGAATTAAGTATATGTTTATCACGGAACACTCAGATGTTAAAAAGATAAGATGTCATCATCATATGGTACTTGAAGCAGTATTACCTATAGAAGTAGTTGAAAGAGAATGGAAATTTGGAAATAGAACCAAAATAAGTTTTCTATCTCCTGATGATATGGGATTAACTGGACTAGCTATATATCTATCAAAAGATCCTAAAGGTAAGAAAAGATGGTGTTGTAGTAAAAATCTAAAAAATCCTGAAATCACAAGAAACTTAACAAAATTCAGTAAAAAGAAAGTTAGAGAAATAGTTAATAATCAAAATCTAATTAAGTATGAAATGGAAAAAAATAATCCTGGATATATATTTGTAGATGCTCAAGTTTACATCAATGAATTTAATGGAATGCCTTACATATATGCTAGAATGCGGAAAATAAACTGATAAAGTTTAAAAAGTGAGGATAAAAATGAACATAAGGGTAGAAGAATTAGAGTTAGAAGCTAATCAAAGAATACTTGATGATATGAAGGAGCTACTAGATAAATATGCTCTTAAATATATGAATACAAGCGCATTTATGACAATCAATAAATGTGTAGATGAATTGGTTTACGTGGAACAATACACTAGGTTAAAGGAAGTTATATAAAAGAAAGTGGGGGAAAAATTTAATGAATAAATTAATGATATTTGAAAATAAGAGAGTTGAAGTGCTTGAGTTAAATGGTCAGATATTATTTAACCCATATCATTGTGGAGAATGTTTAGGACTTGCTGAAAGTTCAGTAAGAGATGCATTAAGAAAGATGAATAATAAACAAGTTATAAAATTAAGGAATTTAGATGTTGATAATACCGACATCCGAAAATTAAACAATGCAGGAGAAAATTTTTTAACTGAAAGTGGAGTATACAAACTGATATTTAAATCTAGAAAAGAAGAAGCTGAAAGATTTCAAGACTGGGTAACAGATGAAGTACTTCCAAGTATAAGACAAACAGGAATATATGAAGTAAAAGGATTATCAAAAGAACTACAAGCTATATTTGCAATAGATAAAAAACAACAACAAATGGAAGTAAAAGTAGACTATTTATATAATCACATGACTATAGACTATGAACAACAAGAGAACTTAAATCAATTGGCAAGGAGTAGAGCAGTAGATCTCCTTGGAGGTAAAACATCACAAGCATATAAAAGGGTAAGTAAAAAGTTGTTTTCAGAATTATGGAGAGATTATAAAAGATACTTTGGAGTAAATAGTTACAAGAATACAGCTAGAAAAGAATATGAGAACGCTAGAGAGTATTTAATCAAATGGAGTCCTTCAACCAATCTTAGAATAGAGATAGAAGCTATAAATGGACAATTTTCATTTGTTGAATAGGAGGATAAAAATGAACACATTTATAAGGTTTATGAGTATCTATATATTAACTTATTTAGCTGTGTCTTACATAATGTGCAAGTAGGAGATTGAATATGGAGGAAACTAGAGTGATATTTACATTATCATGTAAATGTTGTGATGATAAGCAAAATATATTAGTTGATAAAAATAAAGCAATAAAACTAGAAAAAATAAAAAATGAAATTATATGTGACAAGTGCATAGAAAAAGGGAGATTGAAATGATAATTCATAGATATATAACTCACGTGTTATCTCGCGAGTCAGATGAACCAATATTAAATGATTTTGAGGGTAATATAAATCCTCAGATAGATAAGTTTTTACAAAGCATTATAAAGAAAGTAAGCAAAGATGATTTATTAAGAAGAGCTAAATTTGATTATAAAAAAGAAAATACAGTTAGAGAATGTTGTGAATCTATAATACATAATGAAAATACATTTATAGAAAACTCAAAAGAAATAGCTGCATATTTATTTGACATAATGAAATTAGATTCAGATGCAGATTCATGTGATTTAGTTATATGCTTATATACAGTTAAAGATCAATATAGAGTAGCAATAATAAAGTTAGATTATAGAGCAGCATATAATCGTTCAATAGAATTTGAGGATGATAAGTTTAATATACAAATGAAGTTAAATGAAGAATTAATATCAGATACTAAGAAACCGAAGCAATGTGCATTAGTAGGTGTTAGTAGTTTAAATAGTGAGTATGATTTAGAAATATTAGATAAAGATTCTGAAAAAGAAAATATTAGCTCTAAGTTTATAAATGACTTCTTAGAAGCTTATAAGATAGATGATGATTCATATAAGACTAAAGTATTCATTGCATCAGTTAAAGCGTGTCTATCAAATGCGTGGATAAAGGATAGACATATAGTAAACTTGATAAAATGCGATAGAGCTATGGAAGTACTAGAACATATTGCGTTAAATAATTCAGTTATAGATGTAAAAGAAATAGCAGATGAAATATTCAATAGCCATGAAGATAAAGAGCTTAAATATAACTTTATAGAGCGTTTTAAAAAGAATGATATATCTAGATTCAATATAGATAAAAAAGTAGCTGAAAAAATGCTAAATAATAGGAATATCAAAACTAATACGGGCATTAAAATATCAGCTAAATTAGATGATATTAGAAATAACTTAAACTTCACTATAAAAGAAAATGATGAAGGAACGTATGACTTGATAGTAAAAAACGTTGAGTTTGTAGAGGTGAATTAAGTGTCATTAATAAAAGGCAAGGAAGAAATTATAAAAATAGCAGAAGAAATAGCAAAAGACATGGGAATAGAAAAACATGAAATACAACATTCAGATAGATGCTATGACATATATATACTAGCTGTTAGAGAGTATGACAGGAGACAAAAACTAGAAAGGTGAAATAATACATATGAAAAGATTAAAGAAACTAACTAGAAATCAAAAGGAATTTTTAGTTAGAAAATTAGGTGTTGAAAGTAAAAATTACCTGGTAGAACGAAACACTTCGGAATTTACTGTATTTTTTAATATAAAAACTAAAGAAAAAATAACCTATCATAAAGAATTTGACTCAATAGTTAAAGAAATATAAGGGGATGAGAGTATGGGTGGAATGGTAGTAATACCTAAAAAGAAACATAATAGAATCATTGAAGAAAAAGACGAAGAAATAAACAACTTAAAGAAAACTATAGAGCAGTTAGAAGCTAAAGTTAAAAAGTTAAATAGTGTTGAGCATAAATTAGAATCTAGTAAAGAACAAATAAGTAAGCTAACGCTAGAAAATTTCGATTTAAATGAGAACTTAGAAGAAAGCAAAAGAAAAATATTCATATTAACTAATCTATTGAAGTTTGACGCTGATAAGAATATAAAACGATATGAAAATATCAAAAGACGAACTAAGAAATCAAGAGTTAAAGATAAATGTGATAGAAAAATAGAAGATTATATGATGAGGAGAATAGTATATGAAAGGGTAGATACATGAAAGATTTAACGATATTAGGTGCAATTATAGTAATTTCAGTTGCAGTAGTTGGAGCATTAGATGCTCTAGCTATCGCAGTTAGAAAATATAAGAAGTAGGGCAGAGAAAATGAAACTTAGAGAAAATTATATAAGACAAGATTCAGTTGCAAAAGTTTGGGACTGGGGTCAATACAAGGATGAACTTAAGTATGAATACAAGAATGAACATGCTAATGAAGTTAAGACTTATAAAATGAGCAAGGAAGAGTTAGAACAGTACTTAAAAACAGGAGAGTTACCAAAACGTATTTTAAATGGAGAAATTATATGAATGATAGAGAAAAACTGGATAACTTAAAATGTGTATTAGATACTTTGATAATAACTTATAAAAGTGAAGTATCTATAAGTGAAAAATTGATAAATAAAGCTAAAGAAACTAAAGATGATGGTGAATATATTAAATCAGTAATAGAAAGTAAAATTTTTGAGGAAAAGTTAGAATTACTTGAGTATATAAGAGGATTTATATAATAAATAGGAGCAGATTATGAAAATAGAAAAAGATGATATAGATAAAAAAGTTGATGCTATAGTATATTTTGCTAACTATCAAGCGAGAGATTTAGAATCAGATATAGTTAGTTTAGTTAGAAATAATTTAGATAATCTAAATAATGTTAAATGGGAATTAGAAAAGAAAATAACCGAACTAGATTTTATTGATAGGTATACTAGAGAAGAAGAAGTATATGAATGGGTAGAAAGATACGATTTAGATGAAGAGTATTAGGAACTAAAAAGATATAAAACTCAGCTAATAATTAATATATTAGCTAAGTTAATGAAGCACGGATATTCACATATCTATCAGATGTCTAATTAAAGTATATGCAAATTAATAAAAATAATTCGTTATAAAAATATAAAGAGATAAAGAAGTGATAATAGTGTTGAGTAAAATGAAAAGAAGTGAAGAAACAGAACAAATAACATTAATACATTGGTGCAATGTCAATATATGCAAATATCCTGAATTAGAATTAATATATCATGTTCCAAATGGTGGGAAAAGAAACAAATCAGAAGCTATTAGATTAAAACGCGCTGGTGTTAAGAAAGGCGTTCCAGATTTATGCTTGCCAGTGCCAAAGAAAAATTATCATGGATTATATATAGAAATGAAATATGGAAATGGTAGAACTACTAAAGAGCAAAATGAATGGATAAGAAAGCTTAATGAACAAGGGTATAAAGCTGTAGTATGTAATGGATTTGAGGAAGCTAGATCAACAATAGAAGAATACATAAGATAGGTGGAGATTTTTATGAGTAATGAAGAAATAAAACAATTAGCCAAAGAAGTAGCTAGAGAGGCTTTAAGAGAGCTTATGTTTGAAGGTAAAGATAAAAGATTTCATAACACAAGATTATTAATGAGAAATTATAATACTTTAAAAGAACATTTAAATAATAGTGATAGTGTTGAGATAAAGTTTAATTTTGTAGATGAATGTGAAGTTAAAGTAGACTATATGTGGTTAGAAAGTATAGCTAGAAGTAAAACTAGAACGGCTAAGATGATAGAGTATATAGATGCAGCGTTGATTAATTTAAAAACAAAATTTATAGAAAAAGGTGAGTTTGAGAAATATAGATCATTTGAAATGTTCTTTATAGAAGGCAAGACAAGTGAAGATATACAAGAGGAATTTAATTGTGGTAAAAATACTCCAAAGAGATGGAATGATATAGTAACAAGAGAATTGTCTGTATTGCTTTGGGGGATTGATGCACTAGGGATTTAATAGGGAAAACATGGGGTTTAAATAGGGATTTGCAAATGTTAATATGTTAATATAGACATAGAATGAATTCCCTCTTCATTGTGTTTAACTCCGTAAAAGCGTATGCATCTCATACAAGTCGTAGGGTAATGCGACTATAAACTAAGTTTACGTCAATTCTTTAGGTGTATTTTTAAATAGTCTAAGATTAATTTCTTAGGCTATTTTTATGAAATGAGGGTTGTTAATATGGATATAAAATGTGATAAGTGTGAGCAAGAGTTTTTATTAGAACGTAAAGATATAAAGCATAGAGCTATAGATGAGCTAATGATAAATGTTAGTTACTTTGAGTGTAGTAGCTGTAAACAAAAATATATAATAGAATGTGTAGATCAATATATACTCAAAGAACAAAGAAGATATTTAAGATTATCTAGACAGAATGGTAAAAATGAATCTACTATGAAAGCTTTAAAAAATATGAAGGTTCATAGCGATAGATTGAAGCTTAAAGTTATTGATTTATTATAGGTGATAATATGAATAAATTAGAACTTAAGAAATGGATAAAAGAGTTATTAACTCAAGGTAAGATAGATGATTTTTATAAATCTAAGTACTGGAGAAAGTTAAGAAAAGAAGTTCTTAAGGAACAAAAGGAAGAATGTCAAGAATGTTTAAAGCTAGGTAAAAGAACTAAAGCTAATACAGTACATCATGTTCAGTTTGTAGATAAGCATCCAGAACTTGCTTTGAGTAAGTTTTATGCATACAAAGGAAAACAATATAGAAATTTAATATGTGTTTGTCCTGATTGCCATAATAAGCTACATCCAGAGAAACATAAGCAAAAGAAAGAACTAATTAATGAAGAACGTTGGTAAATACCCCCCACTCCCCATATGCCCCTTTAAAATTGGGGGGTGTGCGAGCGGAAGGGGGTACACGTAAGGAGAGTTTTTTCATTTTCAAAAAAATATAGGGGGGGTAGCGATAGAATGAGAGGAACTTAATATAAAAATATATTTTTGAGGTGGTGAAAATTGAAAAATGATAAGAGAATAAAAAAGTATGAAGAAGCAGAAAAATACTATATTTTAGGTATGAGTATACCAGAGATAGCAAGGAAGTTTTTAGTTAAAGAAAAAACCGTAAAGACATGGATAAAAAGACATGATTGGAAGCGGACAGAAATTCAACAAAACGGAGATAATGCGACAGAAATTATTATAAATGGAATGAACTTGTATGAAGTAAGAGAAGAGTTGTTACTTCAGTTAGAAAGAATAGGCAAGAAAAACATTCAAAATATAATTGAAATAGAATCATATATAGATACAGTAAAAGATTACTATGAATATAAAAAAGATTTAGAGACAAGAGGTTATATGATTGAATGGGAAAATGGATCTCAAAGTGGTGTAAAAAAGAATGAAAGTGCAGAGCTAAAAATAAAAATGGCTAATGAAAGAAGAAAAATACTAGAGTTCTTAGGATTAAACGATATTGTTACTATAAAGGAAGATGAAGATGATGACGACCTATAGTAAATACATTGATCCATATATTAATAAAATATTAAATAATGAAATTGAACATTGTAAAGAGCAAGAATTAATGATTAACAATATTATAATTCCTACTCTTGAAAGAAAAGACGTATATATAGATGAAAAAAGAATAGAAGATGGTTTATCTTTACAGAAATACTTTCCATACAAATTAATAGAATGGGAAGTATTTTTATTTGCATTGATAATAGGCGTATTCTTTGATAATGGAGATATAGTTTTTAATGATATAAGAATTATCGTAGGAAGAGGAAGTGGTAAAAATGGATTTATTTCGTATTTAAGTTTTTACTTTTTAAGCCCTCTTCATGGAATAAGAGGATATAACATTGATTTATTGGCAAATAGTGAAGATCAAGCAAAAACAACATTTAAAGATGTATACGAAATAGTAAAAGAACCTGTAAAAAAATCATATACAGAGAAATTAAAGAAAAATTTTCATGCAACTAAAGAAGAAATAACTGGGCTAAAAACAAAGTCTATACTAAGATTTAATACATCATCTAAACGTGGAAAAGACTCGAAAAGAACAGGATGTATTATATTTGATGAAAAGCATGAGTATGTAGACGTATCAAATATGAATACTCTTACATCAGGTTTAGGTAAAGTAAAACATGGAAGAACTATAACAATAACTACTAATGGTCATGTAAGAGGTGGAGTCTTAGATAGGGAATTAGACCAAGCTAAAGATATTCTAAAAGAATATAATCCTAATAATAGAACTTTAATATTTTGGTGTAGGATAGAAGATGAAAAAGAATGGAATGATCCTGAGAAATGGATAAAGGCTATACCATCAATAAATGATTTTACTGAGTTAAAATCAAGGATACAAAAAGAAGTTATAGATATGCCGCATACTATGGATTATTTTCCAGAATTTATGGCTAAAAGAATGAATTTTCCTATAGGAAATAAAGAGTTAGAAGTTGCAACATGGGATGATATTTTAGCAGCAAATAGACCTCTTATAGATTTAAAAGAATTTGAATGTGTAGGAGGAGTTGATTATGCTAAAACAAACGACTTTGTTGCTTGTTGTTTGATATTTAGAGTTGATAAGGTATATTACATTATTCATCATACATTTGTATGTAGAAAATCAAGAGATTTACCAGGTATAAAAGCTCCACTACAAGAGTATGAAAAAATGGGACATCTTACTTTTGTTGATGATGTTGAAATATCTCCTGAACACGTTACAAATTGGTTTTATGAAATGGGTTCTAAATATACTATTAAAAAAATAGCAATAGATAACTTTAGATATACTTTATTAAATTCTGAATTTAAAAAAATAGGATTTGATGCATATGAAAGAAAAAATATAATGTTAATTAGACCTAATGACATAATCAAAGTTGCTCCAATTATAAATTCTGTATTTATAAATCATAATTTTGTATGGGGAGAAGCATCAGAAAATGGTATAAATCCTATAATGTGCTGGTATACGAATAACACTAAGAAAGTAGAAAAGAATGGAAATATGACATATGAAAAAATAGAGCCTAATTATAGAAAAACAGATGGTTTTATGGCTTTAGTGAATGCAATGATTTTAGCGGATGAATTACCAGAAGATACAGAAATGGTATTCTTAGATCCTATAGTAATTTAATTTGGGAGGAGGTGTTAAAATTGTGAATTTTAGAGAATGGATAGTTGATTTTATGGGTAACACAAAATCAAGTAATGATAAAGATGTTGATACTGTAGTAGGAGAGATAAAAGCTGAAATATACTATAAAGAATTAGCATTATATACAGCTATAACTCTTATAGCAAATGCTATTTCAAAGTGTGAAATAAAGACTTATAAAAATAATAAAGAAGTGAAAGAACAGCTGTATTACACATTAAATATATCTCCTAATGCAAATCAAAACTCTAGTCAACTTTGGCACAAAGTAATAGAAAAAATGGTATATGATGAAAAAGCATTGGTATTAGATATTAATGATAAATTGTATTGTGCAGATAGTTTTTCAACAGATCCCAATCCTATACTTGGAGATAAGTATAATGGGATAAGAATAGATACATTGAATCTTAATCATACATTTAAAAGTAAAGAAGTACTATTATTAAAATTAGATGATATACACCTTAAAAAACTTATAGATGGACTATATGAACAATATGGATTGTTATTATCATATGCAATAAAGAGTTTTAAAAAGTCAAATTCTATAAAGTATAAACTTAAAATGTCAAATATAAAAGCTGGAGATGAAAAGTTTAATAGATTGTTTGAAGAAGTAATAAAAAAACAATTAAAAACTTTTTTAGAAAATGATAATGCAGTTTATCCAGAGTTTGAGGGATATGACTTACAAGACATATCACCAAAGAACAATATTAAAGATACTTCAGATATAAGAGAATTAAGAAAAGAAATATTTGAAATTGTAGGTCAAACATTTAAGATACCAACAAGTTTAATGCTAGGCAATATTACAAATATGAATGAAATAGTAAAAGTATTTCTTACGTTTTGTATAGATCCTATAGCAGATATGATTTCTGAAGAATTAACTAGAAAAGTATTTAGTTTTGAAGAGTGGCAAAAAGGATACTATATAAAAGTTGATACATCTACAATTAATCATATAGATGTTTTAGATGTAGCTGAAAAAGTAGATAAACTTATAGCATCAGGTACAATGTGTATTGATGAAGTAAGAGGCATACTTGATTTAGCTGAATTAGATAGTGATTTTAGTAAAACTCATTTTATTACTAAAAATTATGACACTATGGAAAATAGATTAAAAGGAGAGGAGGATAAATTAAATGTATCAAAAATCTAAGTTTAAATATAGATTTAATCAACTAGCAGGTACAAACAAACATCAATTATACATTTATGATGATGTTACAGCTCATGGAACTTTTAACTGGAATACTTGGGAGTATGATGATTCTGAAACATCGGCAGAGTATTTTAGACAAAAATTAAATGAAATTCCAGACACTGATGAAATTGAGTTATATGTAAATAGCTATGGAGGTAGTGTAAAAGAAGGAGTGGCTATTTATAATATGTTAAAACGTAAAGCTAGTTATAAAACATGTTACATAGATGGATTTGCTTATTCAGTAGCTAGTGTAATATGTTTAGCTTGCGATAAAATTATCATGGGTCTAGGAACTTCTATGATGATACATGACATGTGGACAACTGTGTCTGGAAATGCTAAAGAGCTAAGAAAACAAGCAGATGATTTAGATATACTAATGGAATCAAATAGAAAGATCTATTTAGAAAGAGCAAAAAATCTTACTGAAGAAGAATTAATAAATATGATGGAGAAAGAAACTATACTTACTCCGCAACAATGTCTCGATTATGGTTTTTGCGATGAAATAGCAGAAACTACTATAGATGAAAATAAACTACTTCAATCTGAACGTAAGATATTAAATCAAATGAAAAGGGATATGTTATCTCAAAAAAGCATGAGAGAAGAAATGTTAGCATTCATTAAATTAGCTAATAACCCTATACAGCAAACAACAATAGAATCATCAGAAACAAAAGAACCGAAGCGAAATATGATGGGTTCTTTTTTTAATGCAATTTTAAAATAATAAAAATTTGGAGGAAATTAAATATGTTAAATTTTAATAATTTAAAACAAAAAGATGCGGCTATAGCATTACAAAAGGCTATGACAGAAGGAAAAGAAGAAGATATACAACAAGCGTGGGTAGGATTTCAACAATCAATAGTAGATACTGTAAAAGCTGATTTTGCAGAATATAGCATGACACAAGATAAAACTATACTATCTCAAAGAGGATATAGACAATTAACTAATGCAGAAGAAAAATACTATGAAAAGTTTATCGAAGCATCAAAGAGCCCTAATCCAAAACAAGCATTTATAGAACTATCTTCATTGCCAGAAGGTATAATGCCAGAAACTATAATAGAAGATGTATTTAAGGAATTAGTAGATGAGCATCCATTACTTGATAAAATAAACTTTAATTATGCTAAATATATGACTAAATGGGTATTAAATGACCATACTTTAGATACTGCTGTATGGGGAGAATTAAACAGTGAAATAACAAAACAAATAACATCTGCATTTAAAATAGTTGATATAACTCAAAATAAATTATCTGCATTTGCTGCTATACCTTTAGATATGTTAGATTTAGGACCTACATTCTTAGATGCATATATAAGAGCTGTTTTAAAAGATGCAATATTATGTGGACTTGAAAAAGCAATAGTTGATGGAACAGGTAAAAATCAACCAATAGGACTTACTAGAGATGTATCAGAAGATGTAAGTGTATCTGCTGGTGTATATCCACCAAAAACTCCTATTGCTGTAACATCATTTACTCCTGCTGAATATGGGAAGTTGTTAGCGAAAATGGCTAAGAATGAAAAAGGTAGAATGAGAAAGTTTGGTAAAGTATTATTAATATGCAATCAAGAAGATTATTTAACAAAAATAATGCCTGCTACAACTGTACAAAACACATCAGGGACATATATAAACAACTTATTCCCATTCCCTACAGATGTTACTATATCTAATGAGTTAGAGACAGGAAAGGCCGTAATATGTTTACCAGAAGAGTACTTCATGTGTATAGGTGGAGCTAAAGAAGGCGTTATAACTTATTCTGATGAATATAAGTTTTTAGAAGATATGAGATATTATAAAATAAAAACTTATGGTGCTGGTAAAGCTTATGATGATACTGTATCTATATTATTAGATATAACTGGATTAAACCCAGCTTATATAACTGTAAATACAGATAGTGCAGCTACTCAATCTACTTCTAGTAGAAAGGCTAAGTAGTAGGTAGTTTTATGGAAGAAAATAAATTACTTGATAGTGTAAAGAGAAAATTAAATATTACTTGGGAAGATAATTATACTGAACTTAAGGTAAAAGATATTATTGAAGATGCGAAAATTGCACTAAATCATAAGTTAGGATCAGATATAGATTATTCTAAACCAGGAATGGAACGTAATTTATTTATGAATTACTGCTTATACTCATGGAATGATTGTTTAGATGAGTTTGATAAAAAGTATATGAATGAAATCTATCAAATAAGAGCTATATATGAGGTAAAGCAATATGCTGAAAAGAAAAATCAATCAATATAATGATGGAGTATTGAAGTTTGGTAGATATGTAGAAAAGTATGATAATAATGAAATTTTATTAGATGAAAAAGAGTTTATTCAAGAGGGTAAGCTCTTTTTTTCATATAAAACCATTAGAGAGCAGGATAGGTTAAAGTTTGATGATACAGGGTATAAAATAGAACTGAAGATTAACACTCCATATATGAATAAAATAAAGAGTGATCATATAGTTTTAATTGATGATAATGTATATAGTATTAAATACATAGAACCTGATTTTACTAAAAAGAATTTATATATGTTTTTAAGTAATTATGAAGATGAAATGGATACATATATATCTATTTATAAAGCAAATAGAATTAGCCCTATAGCAAATCCAACTTTAAATATTTTTAAAAATGCTTGGTGTAAAGTAGAAAATATTTTAGATAAGTCGACTAGAGAAAAGACATCTAATGATATATCTAAAATTATTGTTCAGAAAAAGATAACTTTAAAATATATTAAAGAGTTGGATTCATCAATAAGTAAAGATATTTTATCAAAATATAAAATTGGCATTAATGGCGTTAAGTATAAGATAATTAGTTCATTAAATATAAATAATGAAAATAAATTAATTCAACTAGAAATTGAAAAGGAGTCTTAAAATGGGCTTGGAATTTGATTTTAGCAAAGTTAAAGCTAATCTAATGACTATTCAGAAGAATATTAGAAAAAATGTAATAGACAAAAGCCTTGATGCGGGAGCAGAAATAATTCTTGAAGAAGAAAGGAAAAATGTTCCTGTGCATACACCTAACAAAAAGAATCGTAGAGCTGGTGGAAGATTAAAAGCTAGTTTAGATATTGGTAAAAAACAAGGAACTGATTTAAAGAGAAAAGTTCATGTAGGGATTCAAAATGCTCAAGAAAGAGAAGTAGTATATGGATATTATCAAGAACATGGTTACTCTAGAGGAGGTAAAGCCGTTGCAGGTAGGAAATGGATGAAAAAATCATTCAATAATTCTATAAAAAAAGCTAATGAAGCTATAAATAAAACTGTAATGAAAGAAATAACATCAGGAATAAAAAAGTAGGTGGAATAAATGCATCAAATATTAGTCGATTTGCTTGAACAATTCGGAATAGATATTGGATGGGAAGAGTTAGATAACACAGAGTCTTTAGATGAATATATAGTATTTAGCATATACGACGATAAAGATTCTAATATAACAACAGAAGGCAATTTAACTGAAACATATTATATAACAGTTAATTACTGGTATAAGAATTTAGATAATATAAATAAATATAGAAAAATTAAATCATTATTAAAAGAAAATGGATTTATCTATGATGGCGGTAATGATTTAAAAGGAGAAGGAGTTCGTGGTAAAAGCATGGACTTTATATATGTAATGGATACAACAGATATAAAAGAGTAGTTTTGTATATGAAACTACTCTTTTTGTGTTAAAAATATAAAAATATATAAGAAAGAAGGTAGCAATATGAAAAAAACAAAAGCGTGCGTAGGATTAAGTAATATACATTTTGCACCGTTTAACGGTTCTACATTTGATTCTCCAGTTCATATATTTCATGCGAAAAAAATAGAGAATAAATTCAAGTATGAGAATATACAAGAATGGGCTGATAATATAGCGGTTATAAATGAATTCTTATACGGTGGTGGAGAAGGATCTCTTACTGTATTAGGATTAAGTAAGGAAGAAAGAGTATTATTATTTGGAAATAAAGCCGTTAAAGGTGGGATAGCTGTATCTGATACAGACGAAGCACCTATAGGAGCGTTTTTATTCGAGAGAAGAATAACAGGCGGTGCTAGAAGACTATATGTTGTATATGCATGTAAGTGTTCTCCAACAGATATATCAGGTGAAACAATAGAAGAAGGAAAAGGTAACTATGAAACAAATGATATAGAATACTCTATAAGTTCATGTGAACATGAAGGCGTAAATCTAGTGTATTTCTACATAGATACGGATGATTCAACAGTAGATCAGCAACAAGTTACAAACTGGTTTAAAGAAGTACAGTTTCCTCAAGAAATTACAGACACAGAATCACTTAAAGCTACAGAAACTAATATAGATGATGGAACAGGAAGAATTAAAGTTACAAAATCTAAAAAGCAACCAGAGAAGAATATAGAAAAAGATATAGAAACTACAAAATTAGATTCTAAGGAAGTTTCAGAGGCAAAGTAATATAAAATATCAAAGGAAAATAAAAAGACTGTATGAATAGCTTTAAATTCATGCAGTCTTTTTATTTTAACTAATAGTATGCATTGCTAATAAAAAGTAGGTGATAAAAATGTATACATCGACTTTAAATTTAGATGGACATGAATTTAAAGGAACAATGGATATATATTCATTGAAGAAGATACAAGAGGACCTTTTAAATGAAGGTGAACAAACAAGTATTACTAATATATTTATAAAAATTTCTGAGTTCAATATGCTTTATATTTCTTCATTTGTACTTAATACATTAGCAAGAATAGATAAATCACAATCTAATAAATTCTTAGAAATTTACTTAAAAGATACAGATGATTTAGAAGCATTAAATAGATTTAATTCTATTTTTACATATATAAATGACGTAATGACTAAATGTCTTCCAAAAACTAAAGAGAGTAAAGAAGAATCAATATTTGAAGATGATTATTTATTATATGAAGATAAGGATTGGGAGTTAGATTATATGGAATATATTTGGAATAGTATAATCGGTAGAAATGATAACTTTTGGAATATAACTCCTAAAAATTATTTTGAACAACTTAATATATATAAGAAATTTAACAATATAAAAGATGAAGAAGTTGAAGTATTTTAAGGTGGTGGTTAAATGTCTAATAAAAAAGAAGAAGTAGGAGAATTAGCCATATCCCTTAGTTTTGAGTCTCAGAGTGCAGATAAACAAATTTCATCATTAAATAAACTTATAAATAGAACTGAAAAAGAGTTTAAATCTGCAGCTAAAGGCGTTAAAAACCTTGAAGATACATATCAAGGCTTAGATTCAAAAATACAAAAATTAACTAAACAACTTGATGCAAATAATAAAAAATTAGAAATACAAGAAAAAGAGCATAAATCAGTTGCTAAAGCCCTTGAAGTAAGTAAAAAGAAATTAGAAGAAATGGACGGAAGCGTTGATAAAAACTCTAAGGAATGGAAAGAACAAGCTGATTTAGTTCAAAAAAATGCTGATAAATTAGCGAAACTATCAAGTGATATAACAATAACTAAAGGAAATATATCAAAATTAACAACGGAGCTTAATGACTCTAAAACTAAGTTTGAACAATTAGGAAATAAAACTGAAACACTAGATGAAAAACTAGAGAATATATCAAGAGAAGCAGAATTAACACAATCAGAATTTAATAAATTAGGAACAGAGTTAAATCAAAATGGTACATATTTTCAAAAGCTAGGAAATGAAATAAATAAACTTTCATCTGAAATAAAGTCAGGTGTCAGTAAAATAGAAGCATATGAAAATGAAATTGATAAATTATCAAGTACTTTAAATAAACAAAAAGATGAATATTCTCAATTAGAATCTAAAATACAAACATACTCTCAACATCTTGATAGAGCATCAAATATGTATGGAGAAAATAGTTCACAAGTTAATGAATATAGGCAGAAACTATTACAATTAAAAGATTCATTTAATACTCTTGAAAATGAAATAAATCAAAATGAAAATGAATTAAAAGAATATAAAACTGCTCTTAATAATACTCAAGCAGAGGTAAAAGAACTATCTAATGAACTTTTAAAAATGCCCTTTGATAAAATTAGTAGTAGTTTAAATGGTGTTGGTAATGATTTAAAATCAATTGGTCAATCTATGACAACAGGAGTAACAGCACCGATTACATTAGCAGGTGCTGCAGCAACTAAAGCTGGAACTGATTTTACAAGTGCAATGAGTAAACTTCAAGCAACATCTGGTATTGCAGATAAAACTGCTACATCCTATGTAAATCTTGAGAAAAAGGCTTTAGAAATGGGAAGCTCAACATCGTTTAGTGCTAGTGAAGCAGCAGAAGGATTAACATATCTTGCATTAGCTGGTTGGGATGTAGAAACTCAAATTGAAAGAATAGAACCCGTTCTTAGAGCTGCAGAAGCAGGTGGAATGGATTTAGCAAGATGTTCTGATTTAGTAACTGATAGTATGAGTAGTGCTTCGATTGCATCAGAAGACTTTGCTACTTATTTAGATATAGTCGCACAAGCTCAAAGAAAATCAAATACATCTATGGAACAAATGCTTGAAGCTTATACAATTGCAGGTGGAATGTTTAGTTCATTAAATATTCCTTTAGAAGAATCAGGTGCTTTATTAGGGATACTTGCAAATAAAGGTACTAAAGGTTCAGAAGCTGGAAATGCTCTTATATCTGTATTTTCAAATTTAATTACAGAAACTGGTCAAGCAGGAACAGCACTTGAGGCAATGGGTATTTCTTTATACGACTCAACTGGAAAACAAAGAAATATGGTTGAAGTATTAAAAGAAATGGCTAAAAAATTAGGTGTTACTGCCGATGGTACTTCTAATCTAACAGAACAACAGCAACAGCAATATGCTGCAATGGTTGGTGGGAAAACTCAGTTTGATACTTTAATGAAATTATTATCTGGGGTATCAAATGAATATGATGAATTACATAGTCAGTTAGTGAATAGTAATGGTGCTTTAGAAGAAATGGCAACTATTATGAAAGATAACCTTGGCGGTAAAATAGATAATATGAAATCTGCTATAGAGGGAGCATTAATTGAAGCATTTAAAGCTCTTGAGCCTACTTTAGAAAAAATAGTAGGATGGATAACAGAAACTGCAAACTGGTTTAGTAATTTAGATGAAGAAGCGCAAAAAAATATAGTAACCATAGCTGGAGTGGCCGCTGCTACTGGTCCTTTACTTGCCGTACTAGGACAAATTTTAATTGTAGGTGGGAATGCAGTAAACTTATTTGGAGCCTTAAAGACAGCTGGTTCCGGGAATATAAAAATGTTTGGATTATTAAAAAATGCAATTGGATTAGTTTCTGGACCAGCAGGTTTTGTTGCTTTAATTGGAATGTTAGTGGCTCTTATGGCTAAGTTAGGTGATAATGAAAATAAATTATCTGACTTACAAGAAAAATGGGGAACATTTGGGAAGGTTATCGGACAAATTTGTGAGCATATGACTGGTACTGTACAATTATCTGTTGGTAATATAGGTATTTTACTATCTACACTAGGGAAAACTATATTAGCAATTTTAAAAGGTGACTTTAAATCTATTGATGATATTTGGGCAGAAGGCTGGGCAAAAGTAGAAAATAATACGGCAATAGCAATGTCTAACATCAACTATGAAAGTTCAAATGGGATTGCATTAATGCGAGAAATGACAGAAATTGAATTAAACAATTTAACGGGTACATTTGATGTAGCATTAAAAGAATTACCAAAACTTACAGCTGATAATGCTAGCGAAATGGCAGATACATTTGTAACTAGAATGCAAGGTTTAGATGCAGATACATTAACTATCCTTCGAGGCACTTCAGACACTATGGCGGTATTATTTGAAGGTATATATGAAAATATGAGTAAAGAAGATGCTCATAATAAATTTACTGCTAATCTTGAAAGTATGGCCAAAAGTGGAGAGTTTACATCAGATAAAATAAGTCAAGACATTTCAGATGCAATGAATCTAATAGATAAAAATGTAATGGATGGATCTGAAAGAGTAAAACAATCTGCTCAAAATATGTTTGATAACTTAACTACTATATCTCAATTTGGTATGGATGCTACAGTTGAAAATGTAGTAAGTTCTGTAAATAATATGAGTGACGAAACTATAGCTCAATTAGCATCAATGGGTGGTCATTGGGAGACATTATTCGGAGGAATAGCATTAACAGGAAAAGATGCTATAGGAGATATGGAAGGTCATATAAAAGGCAGACTTCAAGAATTATCTCAAACAAGTCCTCAATTTGTTGCAGAAATGGAAGCTCAAATGTCGGCTTATTTTGAACAAGCTAATACAAATGGTTCTACTAGTATAGATGAGTTAAGCAATAATGTTGAAGCTGATTCTAAACAAATTGAACAAAGTATGGACATTCATACTAAAGATGGTACTAATGCTCTTAATACTAATTTAGATAAAGGGGCTAAAGATGTATCTAAATCTTTAAATGCTATAAAAAATACTACTAATACAGATATGGGTTCAGCTAACAATGCTATGCAACAAAATGCAACAACAATGTACAAAGGTGTAAGTACTTCATTCTATAAAATGGAGCAAAAAGCAAAACAAAGCTCAACAGATATGATGAAGGGCGTTAATACATCTACGCATAAAATGGCAAATGAATCTAGACAAGATGCAAGTCATATGCATAATGGGGTAAGAGATAGTGCTAGTGCAATGTCTTTAAAAGTACGTCAGAGTGCATCAGAAATGTATAAAGGAGTTACGACTAGTACTCGTAAAATGGCTGATGCAGCAATTTCAGATTGGAATAGAGTTAGAAAAGCTTACTCTAAACCGATTACAGGAACTGTTACTAAGACAACAGTTAATAAAAGTATTTCTGCACAGTCTAAAGTTAGAAGTATTCCTACTAATAATGATATACCTACAATAGCTAGCTTAGAGCCAACATACCAATTAAGAACACCAGATATTAGTGATTTTGCTATATCAAGTAGATATTATAATTCAAGTTATTCTGAGAGAGTATCTATAACTAAAGCTAAACATAATGATTCAAATAAAGATAATATTTCTAAAACAAATGAATTATTAAATCAACTTATCTCACTAATGAAAAATAATAATCTTAATAATGAGGATATTATAATTCAGGTAAATCTTGAAGGAGAAAAAATAGTGGATTATGTTAGCAAAAAAATGGCTAGAAATGTTAGAAAAAGGATGTAATTAAATGTTAGTAAACAATAAAAATATAGATATATTTAAATGCAGATGTATAAAATTCACACCAAATTCTTCTACATATAAAAATAATTCTATAGTATATACATGCAATAATATAAATCCTTTTAAAGGAATGAATGTTGAAGAATTAAGAACAGTAGAAACTATATTTATTTTTTATGGGAGTAAAGAAAATATACAGAAGAATATTAGTAGATTTATAGAAGAAATAAAATACTCTATAGTTAATATAGGTAGTTTTTATTATGAAATAAATATAAAAACTACATCCGAACCTACTGTATTAACTAATAACTCGTGTAAATTAAACTTAACTTTTGATTTATTTAATATGTATGAATCAGAAAAAAGTATAACTATAAATACAAGTAAAACAATTACTATAAATAGTCCTAAACCTTGTTATGCTAATTTAGAAATATTAGCTAATACAAATGTAACAGAAGCAGTTATTTCTATAAACGATACAGATATTACTGTAAATAATATAAAAGGTAATGAAAAGATATATATTGGCTCTGGTAAAGTATTAGCAGGAGGTAAATCAAAAATAGAAGATGTTGATATATGGGAATTTCCTATATTAAGACCAGGATCTAATACAATTAAAGTAAATAGAGAAGATGTAAATGTAACTGTTAAATACAATGAAAGATGGTAGCAAATATTGTATAATTAATTTAATAAATAGAAGGGAGGTTAAATATGTATTTAGATACTAATGAATGTTTTAAAAATACTGGAAAAATAAATAGTACTAGATTTGGAGATTTCTATGTAATGGCATCTAAGGGAGATATACAGGAAAAAAAACACTATTTAGATGAACTGCAGTATATTGTAAATAGATGTAGAGATATCCTAAATAACAATGGTTCAATTGAAATATTCAAAGAGTATACAAACGCTCCAGAAGAAACTGTTAAAATCATAGATAATATAAATGATTTTGATGAACTTGTAGAACATATGAATAATATTCATTCCATAAAAATTAAATAAATAATTAGAAGATCCTAAGGTTAGGGTCTTTTTTTATACTTAAATTTGAAAGGATAATAACTATGTTAAAAATAAATACAACAATAAATTTGAATGGGAATAGTTATATAGATGGACAAGTAGTAGCATATATGAGTGCGAGCATAAGCACAGATGGTCAAAGTGCAAATATAAACAAAAGTATAGCTAATCAAGACTTATACAATGCAAATAAAGCATCAATTAGAGCTGATTTTGCAAAGTTTGAAGATGAAGTATATAAGGTTGAGGATTCAATAAATAGTGAAATATCAGTCATCTTAGATGGTAAATTAACAACAAAATCAATAAAAAAGGATGGTAAATAATTATGAAATTAACAAATAGAAAAATAGTAAATGATGCAAATTTATTAGGGAATTTAACACATAAGCAATTACCTATCAAAGTTTCTTATGCTATAGCAAAGAATATCTCTAAGATAGAAAAAGAATTAGAAATATATAATAAAGAAAGACAAAAATTAATAGATAAATATTGTCTAAAAGATGAAGAAGGTAATTTAATTGATGAAAACAATCAATTTAAAATAGCTGATGGAAACTTAGAATCTTGGAATAAAGATATGAATGAGTTATTAGACATAGAAATTGATATAAATATACATAAGTTTAGTAAAGATGATTTATTTAATAGTAACTGTAATATAACTCCTGCAGAACTTATGCTAATAGACTATATGATAGAAGAATAATGAAAAAGGAGTAAGAGCATGTTGAAATTATATAACAAAGAGCATGTTGCAATAGATACTCTTACAGATACTAAAGATTTAAAAATAGAATATGTACTTAGTGGAGAGGACCTACTTGAGTTCTCTCTTTCTATTTCTGATGAAAAAATAAACTTACTTGAAGAAGAAGGATATATAAGAAATAAAGATAATGAGTATGTTATTAAAGCAATAGATCCTAGTGATAATTTTAAAAGATTTAGTTGTAATATAAATGTTGAGGCTTTAGTTGGAAAAGCTATAGCTAGTTTTGATACAAGTAATAATAATGTAAATGACACTATAAGATTAGCTATAGCTGGAACAGGTTGGATATTAGCAGATAATAATATAACTAAAAGAAGAACAGTAAGACTTACTAATACAAATGCTTTAGAAGTACTAAAAGAAGTTAGAAAAGTATTTAGAGTCGATATTAGGTATGATGCAATAAATAAAATTATATATGTATATGAACAGTTTGGAGAAGATAGAGGAGTTTATTTTAGTGATGAATTAAACCTAAAATCTTTTAGCATACCTTCTGATACATATGATTATGCAACTAGATTATATCCTAAAGGGAAAGATGGACTTACCATAGCAAGTATAAATAATGGCAAAGAGTATATTGAAAACTTCCAGTACTCAAATAAAGTTTTAGAACTTATTTGGGAAGATAATAGATATACAGATGTAAATAGTCTTAAGGAAGATGCCGAGGTTAAATTAGATGAATTATCAAAGCCTAAAAGGACCTATCAAGCAAGTATATCGGATTTAGCTAAGCAAAGTGAAGAATATAATTTTTTAGACTTCTTTTTAGGTGATACTATAACTCTTTTATCTAAACAAGAAAAATTTAGAGATAAACAAAGAATAGTTAAGTATATTCAGTATCCTGATGATCCTTCGCAAAATAGTTGTGAGTTAGGAAACACTACATTAACATTTGAAGAATTACAAAAAGAAAATGAAGCTAAGAACAATACGATAGATGCAATCACTAGTGATAATGGAACTATAGATGGTTCAAAAGTAGAAAATTTACCAGCCGAGAATATTACTAACTTGGATGTAGAAGTAGCTAAAATAGTTAATTTAGAAGCAATAAGTATAAAAGTAAATAAATTAGAAGCAGCTAATGTTACTATCACTGGTAAATTAAATGCTATAGAAGGGGAGTTTGGTACATTAAAAGCAAATGTAGCTACAATAGATAAGATTACAGTAACTCATACAGCACAAATAAATAATTTAGAAGCAAATAAGGCTAGTATAACTCAATTAGAAGCAGTTTCTGCAACTATTGGAATAGTAGAATCGGAAGTTGCTAAGATACAAACACTTGTAAATGGGAATTTAACATCTGAAAATATTCACTCTTTACACTTAACAAGTGCTTCTGTAACAGTTGAAAATGGATTTATTAAAAATGCAATGATAGAGAATTTAGATGTATCTAAAGTTAATGCTGGAGATATATCTACTAATAAATTTAGAATCAAGTCAGATGATGGTGGAATAGAAATTGTAGGAGCAACTCAACAGTTTAAGGATAAGAATAATAAAGTAAGAGTTCAAATAGGAAGAGATAAAAATAATAATTTTACTTTTTCTTTATTCGATGAAACAGGCATAGGAGTATTAATAGATCATACAGGAATTAAAAAAGGAGCTATAGCTAATGATTTAATTGTTAGTGATATGATAGCGAGTGATTCAGTAGGAGAAAAACAAATTAATTATAGTTCTTTTGTAACAGGGTTTAATAAAGATACTAACACTAATACTATTAAGTCTACTAAGATAATGCTTAATAATCAGAATCAAACTTTAGATATTGCATTTAATAGCATTAAAACTCAGGTTGATACAACTAAAGCATTAACAGAATCTCATTCTACTACTATAGGCATTATGCAAGGTCAAATAAGTACTGCTATTAACAATACTCAAATAGTAAAAGATGGTCAAACTATATTACTTAAAGATGATTATAACCGCACTGTACAAACGGTAAATAGTATAAATAGTACGTTGGGTAGCCATACAACACAAATTAATGAAGCAACAGGGAAAATAAAAGGTGTTGAAACTAGAGTTAATACAGTAGAAAGAGATTTATCTAGTATAACAGCTAGAGTTAGTTCAACTGAATCTACAACAACTACTTTAACTTCTAAAGTTAATGCAGTGGAAGGAACTGCGAACACTGCTAAGACAACAGCTAATACAGCTAATAGTAATGCTACAAATGCTATGAACAAAGCAAATGATGCCAATTCAAAAATAGACAATCTTGAAATAGGTAGTTCAAATCTTATATTAGGTACTAAAGATTTTACTATAGACAATTCAAGAGTGAAGGGTTGGCTTAATCAAGGCGGATTTACTATAACACAAGAAGGTGGTTATAAAATAGCAACACATAGTGCTAGTGGCTTAACTAGTAATACTATAAAAGGATTATTTTCTTCATATATACCTTGTAAAAAAGGTGATACTTTTACAGTATCAGTATACATTAAAGTCGAGAGTGTTAATAATTGGGATGTTAAAGTACCTTTTATAGTTGAAGGCTATGATGCTAAAAAAGCAAGAATTGAGTATGTGGATGTATCTGTAATTAATAACAATTCTAATAAACCAACACTTGTAAATAATGAGTGGGTTAGATTTGTATATACTTACACAATCACGAATGTAAATACTACTTCATTTGGAATAAGATTAAGTTTATTTAGAAATGGAAAAATATCTTTTAAAAAGGCTCAAATAGAAAGAGGTAACAAAGTTAGTGATTGGTCAATATCATCTGATGATTTACAAAATCAAATAGATACTCATACTACTCAAATAACTACTACAAATAATAAAGTTTCGTCTATAGAAACTAACTTATCTAGTATAACAAGTAGAGTATCTAATGTAGAGAATACAACAGCTACTATAAATGGAAATGTAACTAATTTACAAACTAGAATGAATACTGCAGAGCAAAAAATAACAGCAACTGCCATAACAAACACTATTACAGAGCAAATTAATAATGGTCATATATTAGTAAATACGTCATCTACAAAACTGGATAAGTATGGATTTCATTTTATTAAAAATAATCAAAAACTATCTTCTCTTAAAAATGGTGGTCTTTATGGTTATAATTCAAATAATGGAAAATTTTTAGGTTCTATGCAGCCTATTTTACCTACAAGTAACACATATTCTAGTTTTGGATTTTTAGCAAGCGGAAACTGTGATATGTTTCAAATTGCATATGCTCCTTCATGGGTAAATGATACAGAAAATATAGCTGGAGCAGGATTAACAAGTGTATTTAATATAAATTTTGTAGATAAATCAAGTGCAGGAATTACAAAAGGGGCATATTTGTATACCAATTTAAATCTAACTGGATATTTAGCTATGAATGGTAACAATATAATAGGTGCAAATGCAATAGGTGCATCTGAATTCCAATGTAATAAATTTTACTCTACAAATGGTGGTAAACCAATTTTGATGGAATACTTAGGAAGCGAATTAAAGATATATCCAACAGTTATAACGGGTAAAATGTATCCTAGTTATAATAATGGTTTAGATTTAGGACAGTCTACTCATAGATACAGAACTGTATACTCAGTAAATTCTTTAAATACTTCTGATAGATCATATAAAGAGAATATAGAGTATGTAAATTCAAATATTGGAATATCAAAGTTAAATGAAGATATAACTCTTTTAGATATGCACGAATTTATTAAAAATGATTTACATCTAGCTAAATATAATTATATTGATCAAAAGCATAAAGAATTTGGATTTATAGCAGACGATATAGTATGTACAAAAGTTGGAAGTAAGTTAATCATAGGTAAAAAAGGCGAGTATTCATATAGTGTAGGTAGTTATATAAGTGTAATAGTTGGTGCTTTAAAAACTGAAATTAATATTAGAGATAATCAAATAAAAATATTAGAAGAAAGAATCTCAAAACTTGAAAATTTAGTAAAAATATAATTATGAAAGAGCTGTATTAAAAATAAATTAATACAGCTTTTTTAGTACAAAATTATAAAAAGATTGGAGATAAATATATGAATAATTTAGAGCAAATACAAAATGAAAATATAGATGTATTAACTGTAGATAATAGAGAAGTAGCTGAAATGATGAATGTTGACCATAGTGACTTATTAAAAAAGATAGATAAAACTAATGCTATAAAACAAATGAAATTATTTTAATCACTCTTTTTATTTTTTAGAGTGATTTTTTTATATTCAAATTTTAAGGAGGATAAAATGGAATTTTTAAACCTAATACAAAATGTAGGATTTCCAATAGCATGTTGTGCTGCTCTTGGATACTACTTAAATAGTAAAGATAAGTTAGATAGAGAAGAAAGACAAAAAGATAAAGAAGCAGATCGTGCTAGAGAAGATAGGATATTAGAAACTAATTCTAAGTTATTAGCAACAAATGAACAACTAGCAGATGCGTTTCAAGTAACTGCAACTGAATTAAGAGCCGATTTAAATAGAACTGAAAATAAAATTGATAAAATATTAGAAAAGGTAGGAGAGTAATTATGAAAATAGCAATAACTGTAGGTCATAGTATATTAAAAAATGGAACTTGTACAAGTGCTAAGGGGGAAGTTTTAGAATATGCATATTGCAAAGAACTTGCTCCTATAGTTCAAAAATATCTAAAATCTAAAGGACATCAAGTAGATGTTATAGTATGTCCTGAAAGAGAATTTACAAAAGCATCTCAAGAAAAAACTTATAAGTTAGGCAAAATAAATGGCAAAGGATATGATTTAGTTGTTGAACTACATCTAAATGCCTATAATGGAACAGCTAAAGGGACAGAAGTGTTATATTACTCTAATAAAGGGAAGGAGTATGCTCAAAGAGTTAATGATAAATTAGATGATATATTCTCAGATAGAGGAATTAAGAAAAGAACTGATTTATATATATTAACTAAAACTGAACCTGTAGCTATCCTTGTAGAGTGTTTCTTCTGTGATAGTAAAGAAGATTATCAAAGAGGAGACGAAGCTCACGAGAAAGATTTAATTGCAAGAAAAATAGCAGAAGGTATATTAAATCAGGAACTATCTTCTTCATCTGAAACAAAATCAGAAGGATTTAAAAATGGAAGTTATATCGGAAGAAGAGCAAAAGTAACAGCAACAGCATTAAATGTTAGATATGATAGAGGAACTCAATATAATGTAATAGGAAAACTTAATAAAAGTGATACAGTTAAACTTAATTACTGTTTAAATGGATGGATAAGCATAGAAGGTTACAAAGGTAATAAGGGGCTTGGATATGTAAGTACAGATTATCTAGAGTTGATATAATATTCTTTATAAAACAAGATTATTAAAAGTATAATTTTATGATATTATAAATGAATCTGTAGAAAATAGCATTATTTTTTGATATTATAAAGTAGAAATTATATTTAGAGAAAGGATGCTTTATGAAATTAAAAGATTATACTTTTGGGTTTGCAGATTCAGAAACTGAATTTACACGTAGGCCAGAAATTTTTAAAAATGCTTTTTATGATCCTAAAGAAATTTTGGATAAGTTACTAAATAGTAATGAATTTATTTTAATGGGGAATAAAGGAGTAGGTAAAACAGCATATAGTGCTAAAATTAGAAGTTTAGTTGAATCAAATGAAAATCTAAATGCACATCAAGTTACACTTGCAAATTTTGAATTTGATAAATTTGCAACTTTAAGTAGAGAAGAGTATAATGGAAGTCAAAAATTTAAATTAGCTTGGGATTTAACTCTATTAATAGAAATATATAAATTTTTATCAACTTCTATGGATTATACATCAATTGATTCTTTTTATAATATAGTTCAATTTTTAAAATCTAATAATTTAATGTATCTAGATTCTATAAATAGTACTGTTAGAAGTTTTAAAAATATAGAGTTTATTAGTAAACATATTAAATTGCTTACTGAAAAAAGAAAACTTACATTAGTTGACTATTCTTTATCAGAGCTTTGTGAGTATTTACAAAGGAGTTTATGTGATATAGATTTTAATAAGCATCAAAATTACTTGATAATAGATGGGCTAGATGATATCTTAAGACATGAAAAATTAAAAATAGAAATGTTATCAGGTTTATTTAGATCAATAAGTCAATTAAATGATTATTTATTTAGAGAACATATACCTATAAAAATAATCATACTTGCAAGAGAGGATATACTAAGTGCAATCACAGATCCAGATTTTAATAAAATAAAACGAGATGGTGGGATTAAGTTAGATTGGAATAATCCAGATGATTTAATGGAAGTTGTAAAATTAAGATTTCTACTGTCTGGAGTTCCAGAAGAAAGTTTGAACAATCACTGGAATAGTATATTTCCTCCTAAAATTAATAATCTAAATTCATTTAAATATGTTCTTCAATATACTTTGAACAAGCCTAGAGATATTTTACAATTTCTTGAACAATGCAAAATGGAGTTTCCTAAAGAAAGTAAAATAAATTACTCTCAATTAAAGTATGTAATGGATCAATATTCGACTTCATATTTTTATGAAGAAATGAAAAATGAATTAAGTGGCTTTATGCTAGATAGTGATATTGATAATTTTGAAATAATTTTTTCAGATATCGGAAGAATTGATTTTACGTACAATAGATTTAGATTTGTAGCAGAAAAATATTTTTCAAATAAAAGTGAAGATTATATAAGGAAAGTATTTAATATATTATTTGATAATGGATATATTGGACAGATTATGGAAACTCCTTATTATGATAAAAAGAAGAAAAAGACTATAAATAAAACCAAGGCAATGTTTAAACATAAAAATCCGACAATGAAAATGAATTTAGCTAATAGATTTACTTTACATAAAAGTTTATATAAGGCATTTAATTTAGATTTTGATAAATAAAAAAGAAGCTTCCATCAATCGATGCGATAAGCTTCTTATAAATAGAGCGTACATTGTACCTTTTTTAAACTAAAAATCATCTTCTCTATTGATTATACTATATTCAATTTATTAAAAAATATGCTAATTATATAGTATAATATTTAGAATAAAAAGTAAATGATTAATTATATAATAAATAAAAGTATACAGATTAGTATGAATCAAACACTATTTTAGCTATATAGTACATAAATAACAACTCGTCGTGTTAGCACTAGAACACACATAAGAGATTCTTTAGCTAGTGCAGATGGTAACTAATAACCAAATTGCATAATATCAACCATATGAACTAGGGCTATATGCTCTAGTTCTTTTTTACGCATATTCCTATTTTCAAAAGTATATGTTATAATTTTTTAAGGAACTTCAATCTATAGAGTGGTGTTTCCATACTAAATATAAAGCCTACTTCTAATGGAAGGAGGTGAGAAGTATGGAACTAATGATAAATATTGTCATAGGTGCTATTAGCACAATATGTATTGGCCTATTGACTAATTACATATCAGACAAATTAAAAAGCCACTCTAGTTCTAGGAAAACTAAGAGTGGCTTAGAACTTGAAATAAAAATCAAGTTTAAACATAACCGAAAATAAATTTTTGGGAACAGCACTCTACTTCCAAATAGATTGAAGTTCCTTTTTATATTTATATTATAACACAATCCACTGAGTTTTAAACTTATTTTTTAGATATAGAGTAGTTCTATATCTTTTTTTGTACTTAATTTTATTGTGTATAAGTTTGTTGATAAGTATAATTTTTGTGTTGATAACTCTAAAATTTCTGTTGATATTTTTCAATAACTGACTAAAAAACTGACATAACATAGTTTTTAATATATATATAATAGTTAAAATATAGATATTTCAATATATAGAACTAAAAAAGGCATAAAATAAAAAATTTTATGTCTTTTTATTTGAAATATTGACATATACCATATATTTTTTATACAAATATCCATAAAATTCCTTTTTTTCCTATATAATATTGAATATGCAAATTTTTTATTATATTATATTAATAAGTATATTATATAAGGAGGTATTTTATGCATTTATATTCAAAAAAAATTAGTTCTACTTTTTTAGCTAGCTTATTAATTCTAAATTCAGCATCTACACTTAGTTACGGCTTAGAGTCTTCTCGAATCGAAAATTCTAGCGAAACAACAAATATCACATCTCAAATAGAAGATAGTTCTAATGAAACAGCAGATATTATGTCTCTGCTAAGCAATACTAATTACTCTAACCTTGAAGATTATCATCAAGCTTTAATGTCTGGTGAAATCGCTATCGAAGATTCTATTTATTACAATAACTATGATTATTATACTAGTAATGATGGAGATACAAAGACTGTAGGCTCATTAATTGCTTTAGGAACAAGATTACTTAGTTCTCCTTGGGCTCAAAATGTTATTAGAACATTTATGGTTGCTGCTAAGTCTGGTTTTGGTGTAACAGTTCTTGGAGGATTCACCGTTAATCGTATAGAGGACGTTATGGTTAATGGTTTCCCAAAAGTTAAGACATCATCTATTATCGGTTATAATAAGATTACATCTGGATTCCCTGTACTTACCTTGCAAAAGTATTTAAATCAATATGGATATGGTTTAGAAGAAGATGGTAAATTTGGTCCAGCGACAAATAAAGCAGTTCGAAGTTTTCAATCTTCAAGGGGATTGACTGTTGATGGGCTAGTTGGTCCTGCAACGTGGCTTAAGATTGTTACACATAAATCGGCTATATCGTAAAAATATTATGTTATCTATATTCATATTTGCGATATCATTTTATATCTCTGGAGCTGTATTAAATAAGTTTAATTTAGTAAAGAATAAAATATATATTCAGAGTAGATATTTATATATTATTTTAAAATATATATTTCCATTTGTTGTAGTTTGCTTTATAAGCTTTTATTTCGTTAATTCTATAAATTCTCTTAATTATACTTTTATCTCTAGAGTTATATATGGATTTTTTGCTTGTTTAATTTCAAGATTATTTACATGTGAGATAAATTAAATAATACAATCTCGGATAAACCTCGTTGATACAAAAAAATCATCCTTTTATTGGATGATTTTTTTGTATCTTATGGCCGGTGATAGGACGAGATACATGGTAAAAAGAGAAAAATGTCAAAATTCGTAAATGATAAAATTTTTCTATATTCATCTAACATTTTATATTTAAATTTTTTTAATCATTTTGTTAATTTAGTCTTTTTTATTTTTAATTAATACTATCCTTAATTCTGGTTCTGAAATTTTAGTCATTTTCATAAAAAAATAAAATAAATATAAGCATTTCTTAGTAAAATAAAAGATTTTTAACAAGTAATACTTATATTTATTTTACTTTATACATAAAATATAATATAATTAACTAAATAATTTATAAAAAGGCAGGTTGTTATTATGAAATATAAATTATTATCAAGTTTATTTTATTCAGATAAAAAACTATATGAAGAAACA